GGTGTCGGTCGCGGTGTTGATGTAGGCGTTCAGACGGTACGGGATGCCGTAGATCGTGCCGGGGACGCCGTCAGCCAAGCCGCCGTTGTCGGACGGCTTCCAGACGTAGTCGCTCGTGTTCACCTTGATCTTGCGGATGTGCTGGATCAGGGAGTCGTGCATCACCCACGAGAACCGGGCGCCGCTGCGGTACTGCGGCGCGATCCGGTGGACGCAGTTGATGAGCATGTCGCCCGTGAGGTCGTCGCTGGCCGAGTTGCCCGCGCCGCCAGCGCCGATGTTCTCGATCTGCGTGATCGAGGCCGACTCGATGCCCTCGGGCTGCGAGCTGCCGGTGCCGACGGTGAGGTACTCCTCCTGCGACAGCGCGATCGACATGGCGCACTTGTCGGCGACGTAGTTGAGGCCGCCGCCGATCCCGCCCTGCCCGATCGCGTCCTCGATGAACTCCTGCGACATCGTGACGCGGGTTGCGAACTTGTAGGGAACGACCGAGATCGCCGTCGAGAACGACGGGTCGGACGCGGTGATCGTGCCGCCTTCGCTTACGAGCGCCGTGGTCGGTAGCGCGTTCTCGACGGTGATCGTCCTCTTCGAGTCGATCGGCACCACGGTGCAGAGGCCGCGCATCACCGAAGCCTGGCGCATGCGCTCGACGATGCGGCGCTCCATGTCGGTCGGGATTCCGGCGCCGCTCGACGAAAGCGAGAGCGCGCGCATCTCGGCGGGGTTGCCGCTGATGAGCGAGTTGATCCATCGCTTCGCGTACTCGTCGCTCGACAGGCCGCCCTTCGGCGCGCGGGTGTCGAACTCGGCGCGCTGCTCGAGCTCTGCGATCCGCTTCTGGGCGGCGCGGAGCTGCACGAGCCGCTCGGCCGCGTCGAGGTCGGCGTCGATGCGCGCGATCTTCTCGCGCTCCTCGCCGCTGCCGCGCTTGTTGATCTCGTGCGTCTCGGCGTCCTTGCGCGAGGCGAACGCCTCGAGCGTCTTGCGGTACTCGTGGACGGTGCTCTCCAACTGGTTCAGCTGTTCCATGTCTTGATCCTCTCCAAGTGAAGCTTGAGCCGCGCTCGTGCGGCCTCCATTGCAGCCGCGTCAACGTGACGCAGGCTCGAGCTGGTCTGTGGGTATGCGGCGTCAACGACGATGCTGACTTCGACCAGCTTCGCCTGACGCACTGTGCGCTCGGTGCGCGCCTTGTTCCATTCGTCCCTCTCGACGTAGAACCCAAACGACATCTCGCCGCTGAGGTCGCCGCGCTCGATCAGCGCGCGGACGTCGTTTCCGAGCGTCGTCTCGGGGAGCGACGCGACGTAGTGCAGCCCGTCGGCGCGGTCCATCAGCGCGAGGGTCTTGGCGCGCGTCCTGGCAAGCGGCATGCGCGGGTCGTGGTTGTAGAGCAGCTTGATGTCCTCGCCGAGCGAACCGGCGAAAGCGCCGGGGGCGATCTGCTCCCGGAACGTCCTGCCGTACTCGGTGATCTCGCGGCTCTGCTGGTTGTAGACCGCGGCGACGCCGCGGAGCGTCCTGCCGTCGATCGACTGCTCGAGCGATCCGATGTCACGTCGCGAAATCATTTGCGCTCCCCGCGTTTGCGCTGGTGTCCGTTCCGAGGTTCGTCGAGCCGCCGCCTGTTCCGACGTTCAGCGCCAGCGTCGGCTCGTCGAGTCCGGGCAGCGGTTGGAGGTCGAGCCGCGCGCGCGCCTCGTTGCGCGTCAGGAATCCGGCCTCGACTCCGGTGCGGAGCGCGGCCATCTGCTCGGCCATGCCTGGGCGCACGATGCTGTCGATGTCGAAGGACATCGTGCCGAACGGCGCGAGCTTGTGGAGGATCTCGGCGCGGACCGTCTCCATCCACTGCGTCAGGCACGAGTCGACGTACATGCGCGACAGCCATTCCATCGTGCCGTAGGTGTTCCCGGCGCTCTCCGAGAGGTACGACACCGGGATGCCGTAGATGCGCGACACGTCGGCGATGCTGAAGCGCCGGGCCTCGGCGAGCCCGGTGTCGTCGAGGGTGCTCGAGATGCGCTCGACCTTCATGCCCTCGGCGAGCACCACCGGGCGTCCGGCGTTCTCGCTGCCGGAATGCCGGGCCTCGTAGTCGGCCATGATGCGCTGGCGCGCCTCGAGCGATAGGGGACCCGGGTGCACCAGCGCGATCTTCGGGTTGCCGCCGTTGCTGTAGGCGTTCAGAGCCATGCGCTCCTGCGAGGCGAGCAGCGAGACGGCCGTGTTGCAGAGACGGACGGGGCTGTCGCCCCAGAGTCCCGTCGTGCCCGGCGCGCGGAAGTGCAGCACTTGCTCGAGCTCGAGCCGCCCGTACTGCGAGGATCTGTAGTACGGCCGGGGCTGCGTCGTGTCGAGCGACACGCTCTCGGCGTCGAGCGGGATCAGCTCGATCAGCTCGCCGCCCACAGTGCGGTTGATGAGCGCGAACGAGTTGCCGAAGAGGAGCGACTGGAGAACGAGAGAGCGCCGGAACTCGTAGCCCGGCATGAGCGTCGACGGGTTGCGCCAGAGCGCGTCGACCGTCGGATCGGAGATCGTCGCCGGGGTCCTCGCGATGTCGCTTGCGATCAGGCTCGTCGCGCGGTAGATCGGCGTGTACCGGATCGCGTTGATCGCGGTGACGAGCATCGGCCCGCCGCTCGACTCGATCGGCAGCGCGGTGTACGGGTAGTACCCGACGAAGAGCCTGTTCAGCAGCTTCCGCAGCATGCGCGGAATTGTCGCCGCATGGTCAACTCGCTTACGGCTCTAAACCTCGGTTTCGTAGCAGGATGCCTGCGTGCCTCCCCAGCAGTGGACGGCGATGACCGCGGCCACGAGCGGGTCGATGATCTGCGTCGAGCGCGATGCCTTGTCGAGCATGATGTTGTTGTTCCGGTCGCGCCGCGCGATGGCCGTCCTGCATGCCATCTTGAGGATCGGATCGTCGCCGATGACGATGCCGCGCGCGGCCCAGAGGTTCTGCCAGAGCTGGCATCCGGGCCCCATCGTCGCCACGCCCATCCGGTACGGCTTCATCGGGATGCCGTCGGCGATGCACGACTCGATCAGGTACGACGCGCCCCATGCGTCGTAGCCGACCACGCGGAGATCGAACTCCTCGCGCAGTTCTCCGAGCCGCTTTCGAACCGATTCGTAGTCCACCTCGCCGCCCGGCGTCAGGGTCAGGCGTCCCTCGGCGGCCCATGACCGCACCGGCAGCCGGTAGTCCAGCTCGCGCTGGCGCACGTTGGCAGACGGCCACCAGTAGTCCCCGCGCACCCAGACCTTGCCGTCCGGCTGCGGTACGGCCACCACCACCGCCGTCATGTCGAGAGTCTTGGAGAGGTCGACGCCCACCCATGCCTGGCGCTTCGCCTGGCTTGCCCAATCGAGCGGAGCGCCGCCTGGCCACAGGCTCATGTCGAGCCACCCGGCGCCCTCCTCGCTCATCCGCGCGGCGATGAACCGGGAGAAGTCGCGGCGTCCGGCTGGCGTCGTCTTGAGCGTGTTCCACTGCTGCCGGATGCCGCGCGCCGTCGGCTGTCCGTGCGGCATGTTCGGGTTGGCCTTGATCCACGTCGATTCGTCCTCGAGCTGGTCGCTCGGGTCGAGCCCGTACAGGATCGGGATGAACGTGTCGTCCTCCACCTCGCCGGTGAGCACGGCCTCGGCCTCGGTGATCTTCTGTGCATACACGCCGTCAGGATTGTCTGCGGGGGTGCTGATGATGACGCCCAGGCTGTTCCTGCGCTTCTGGCCGGTGGTGATGAGCTTCACGACGGCGTCCCGGTTGCGATACTCCGCGGCTTCGTCCGCGATCCACAGGCTCGGCGTCAGGCCGTCGAGGCTTGCCGGGTTGCTCGACTCCGGCACGAACTTGCAGTCGGCCTCGGGCCGCTCGAGCGACGAGTGCAGAACCTTGGTGTCGGCGACCTCGAGTGGACGCGCCATGTGCCGCGCCGCGTCGACGCACAGTGACGCCTGTTCGATCTTGTTGGCGAGGACGTGGACCCGGCGGCCCGGGCCCTCCCAGAAGTCGAACAGGCCGAGCCCGGCCGCCCACGTGGTCTTGCCGTTGCCGCGCGCGACCTGGAGCATGCCGAGTTTCGTGCGCAGGGTGCCGTCATCGACCCACCGCCAGCAGCAGAACTGAGCGGTCACCCAGAGTTGCCACGGGTTCAACTCGAACGGGGTGCCGGTCCAATCGCCGGGCAGCGACAGTCGCCGGAAGTGCGCGGCGATCGCCTCGAGCCGGTCCCAATCCATGCGAAGGTCGGGGCGGTCGAGATCTCGGTACCACCGCTTGACGGCAGCGAACACCCATTTCGAACTCGGCACGGCGCCGGAGAGCAGGGAATCGGTGTACTGGAGGACGGTTTGGCGGGAAGCATGCATGTTTCGAGGCCGCAGGACGGGTGATGCCTGACC